TGCAGCTACGTCTGTATCACAAGAAATTATGGGAAAGGTATTAAATATTTTAATACCAATTCAGTTTATTGTGATCAAGGTAAAAGACATCATGAATAAAACACAGGGCATTATGTTATCTGGAATATTCATGTTAATGGGTATATACCAAACAATTACTGCAACTTTTGGTGCTATTATTCAAATAATTTCAACTATATTAATAGCAGTCGCATCAATTATGATGATACTATTTTTTATTCCATTTGGGTTTGGGATACCGTTTGCTATACCTCTATTAGTTATTTTTATTATGATATTAGTTCCAGGCATCATGGTATATATTATTCAAGTAATGGTATTGAAAAAATGGGTAAATCCGTTGCCTGGTCTTCCTAGCTGTTTTGTAGGTGATACGCTATTAACACTATATAATGGAGACAAGATAAAAATAAAAGATATCAACGTAGGTATGATATTAAAAGACAATAGTGTTGTAACTGCTTCAATGAAATTAGCAAATATTAACGAGACGATTTATAATTTAAACAATGTATACTGTACAGGAGAACATAACGTTAAATACTGTAATACGTGGATAAAAGTAAAAGAACATCCATATAGTGTAAAAACAGACAAGTATTGCGATTATTTATACTGTATAAATACTAGTAAAAAAATAGTAGTAATAAACAACGAAGTATTTGGTGACTGGGATGAACTAACCAGTTGGCAAATAAACGAACTGAAAAACAAATGTAACAGTGGGTTAGTAAAGTCGTTTGAATTAAACGATATACATAGACAATACGACGGTGGGTTTATAGAAACTACAAAGGTAGAATTACAGGACGGACATAACATGAATATAAACAAAATAGAGGTAAATGACATTTTACGATTTGGCGAAAGAGTGACTGGTATTGTAAAAATTAAAGCGGACGATTTAGAAACGAAGCAAATAGTTGTAGGTAATCAAAATATAATAGAAGGAGGCCCTAATTTACAGATATGTGACCCTGATTTAGGAATAATAAGTACTCTAGAAGTGTATGGGGAAAGAATAAATGTAGCCTATGTATATCATTTAATAACTGATAAACAAACATTTCATGTTAACGGAATTAAATTTCATGATTATAATCACTGTATCGATAAATATTTAGAGAAGACCAACTTAATGAATTTTTTATAAATTACCGTAATTCAATCTCGTTTATATTTTTATATCTAAATTATATATAATATGGAACTAAAGATATTTGGTATTTCGTGTCGTTTAGAAATAATACTTGTCTGTTTAGCCGTTGGATTTATTTTAGGATCCCATTTATTTTGTTCGTGTGTTCGTTTAAATTTACAAGAAGGTATGGAAGTGATGGGTTCTTCAATCAACTGGGTTATGGGCGAGGATGTAGTAAATAGCTGGACAAATAAGGCTGATAAATACTCCGATGAGATGGGATATAGCTCTACACAATCAAAGTGGTCTCAATATAAGGGAACACCTGTTCCTTTACCTGAAGGTGAAATGTTCATGTTTGCTAATAATGAGTTTAAGCCGGAATGTTGTCCGTCCACTTACTCTTCTAGTACAGGATGTGCGTGTATTACTCAAGAGCAAGTAAACTATATCAACCAACGCGGGGGTAATCGTTCCATCGCGCCTGCTGAATACTAGAAAAATCATGTGTAATACACTACTTACCTCGACCAAAAAAAAGAAAAGATAAAATAGAAAGTAACATCTTATTTTCTATTTTACAATAATCCACAATAAAGTGTAATACATCGCCATAGACTAAACTAAACTACGAGAGTAAGTTCGGGCATAACTTCGCGTCGTTCAATACAATGGTTACACTTTTTATTTTCATCGCACCTTACGCTGTTATATTTGTATTTTAGTTCAATGTGAGATAATAGAGACACATGTTTGTTGAACCCATTTACAAAATACAAATTATTTACTGTCATTGGTGAGCTTTTAATATTATAGTTGTTGTGTTCATCGGCAAGATTGACATGATTATCAATCGTTATATTATATTTTTGTAACGGGGCACTAAATGTGTCTTCGGTTATTTTATAAACCATCGGACAAATATTCTTTATATTATATAGCTCTATCGGAATTAATCTATGTAAAAGTAGGTTTCTACAAGTCATTATTATACTATACTAATAAGAATAAAAAATATTTATATATATTTTTTATTACATATATTACAACATGTATCATGGCTTACATTACACGTATAGTCCATATAATGAGTTTGTCATTTTTTCATCCTTTTTAATAATTTTTTTTACTATATCAGTAGTGACGGTATAAGGAAATGTGACATTCAATGTCATTTCTTCTTCAAATAATTTGGAGTCTGGTTTCATCAATCGATATAGATTTAACTTAGTATAGATAATCTCCAAACTTCTCTTCAGATTACGAACACCCTTTTCGTCTTCAGTGTAATTTTCTACAATATAATCAATCGTGTCGTCTGGGATAATAATATCATCCTCTTTAAAGTTTACTTGTTTGATAATGGTAGGAATCAAATAATCCTTTGAAATAACACGCTTGTCTTTCTTTTCATACCCTTGGGTTTGAATCTTATACATTCTATCCAATAGAATTGGGTTTACTTTGGATTCATCGTTATAACTAAAGATGAACAAACACTTACTCAAGTCAAAATCAATTTCCGAGAAATACTTATCGTGGAACTGACTATTTTGACTTGTATCAGTAAGATGTGTTAAAATACCTGCGATTTCCTCACCCTTGGGTGTATCACTAATCTTATCCAACTCATCAAAGTAAATGACTGGATTCATGCTTTTGGTCTTTACCAAAATATCAACAATTTTACCCCACGTGCTACCTTCATATGTATAACCATGTCCTTCCAGGAAACTACTATCGGTAGCACCTCCAAGCGCAATGAAGGCGAAATCACGATTAAGAATTTTACTGATGCCTTCTTTTACAAGGGTGGTTTTACCTGTTCCCATAGGACCTTTGATAGCAATGGCAGTTCCAACTGAAGTAGGATTGCTAATCCATTGACCGACCATTTGCATGATTTGAAGTTTGGCATCATTTAATCCATAGACCGCCTTATCTAATACGTCCTTTGACTGAGCCATGTATTCGTGACACGCATCAATACCTGCTTCTATAGTCAATGGCAGACCTTTATAACGATTAAACGGAATCTGCATAAAGGTATCAACCCAATTTTTAATTTTATAGTATTCACCATTACCCGGATCCATATTACGTAAAGACGAAATCTTGTTGAGAGCGATGGACTTTAAATGAACGGGAATATCTGCTTCCAATAATGTAAGACGATACGGTTTCTGAACAATATTAATTTTATTGATTTCTTCTACTTCACGAATCACCTTTTGTTGTTCTTCAACCGTTAATTCATTTTTAAAGAATTTAAAATCGTTCATCAGGCTCTTTTTGTTAATAAGATTTTTAAACGATTTTGTATTTTTTGTCTTTTGTGTCTTTAACTTTTTATTCAACCTCTTCTTTAGCTTTTCTGTCTTTGTATCTAACTCTTTTAGTCCATTGATCGCAATTTTATTATTTTTATCCTTTTCCAAAATACCCTCAAATGTTTTTCTTATTTCATTTAACGTATCTTGTTGCTTAGCAATCTTTTGCTCAAAATTAGTAGCATTTTTATCTTTATTATCATTGTTCTTTTCATCAGCATCATCGTCATCATCTTCATCTTCGTCTTCATCTTCGTCTTCATCTTCGTCTTCATCTTCGTCTTCATCTTCGTCTTCGTCTTCGTCTTCATCTTTATCTTCGTACTCAGAGTCATCTTCATCATCATCTTCGTTGCGCATAGGATCGCCGATTGTAAATATAATGTTAAAACCCTTTTTTCCACGACGACTAATCTGAACTCCATTTCCATTTTCATTTTCGTCTTCTTCGTCTTCTTCGTCTTCTTCGTCTTCTTCATCTTCATCTAATGTTTCATATTCACTGTCATCTTCATCATCAACCACAACTTCCTTTGGTTTTACGACTTTATTCCTTTTATTTTGCTTTGTTGTCTTTTGTTTATTTGTCAACTTACTTGATTTAGGAACAGCGTTATTTTTTAATGCGATAGTTGGTTCAGTATCGGTTTCACTCTCTAGTGCTTCTTCTTCTACAGCTTTGGAATTGGATTTTGTAGCACGCTTCTTGAGCTTCTCACCACTAATAATCTTATTTTTCAAGTCTTTAGATGGAAATAGCTTGTGTAGAAATTTTCTATATTCATGTACATCCATCTCATCCTCATTTTCACTATCACTGTATGTACTTACCTCGTCGTCACCATCGTCGTCACGATCACTACTATCACTGTCCGAATTTTTTTTCAACTGTTTGTCTAGTTTACTCGAACGAGTATTGTAGACCTTCTTAGTTGGTTTGTTCTGCTTAATGTCTTTTGAAACTGGCATATTGCTTTATTAGATATGTTTACTATTTATATTTAGTATTTAAGTTCAATTTTTTACACAATTATCTGTTTATTAACTTGATAAAATAAAAAATTGATGATTTAAAACAAGTTAAATATTATATTATATTATAAGGAAGTATGGCGAATAAATTCAACGAAACTATTCCCAGAAAGATGAACTCTAAAATTATAGGTATTCAATTTAGTATATTAAGTCCAGATGAAATTCGCAAAGGGTCGGTTGCCGAAATCACGTCTAGAGATACATATATTAATAATAAGCCTGTAATTGGTGGTTTATTCGACCCAAGAATGGGTGTTTTGGAGCCCGGTTTAATTTGCCCAACCGATGGACTTGACTATATGGAGACACCTGGATATTTTGGTCACATTGAATTAGCAAGACCGGTGTTTTATATTCAATATTTGACCACGGTTATGAAGATTTTGAGATGTGTATGTATTAAGTGCAGCAAATTAAAGATTAGCAAAGAAACATATAAACAGGCTTTGAAATTAAATAGTGATGACAGATGGAACTATGTATTCAAGTTGGCAAGTGTCGTAACGCGATGTGGAGAAGATAGCGAAGACGGATGTGGATGTTTACAACCAAAAAGAATAAAAAAGGAAGGTTTAGCTACATTATTTGCGGAATGGGACAATATAGACGGATTAAATGAAGACGACAAGGATAAATTAAACATGAAATTGACTCCAGAAATTGTATTAAAAATATTCCGTCGCATTTCAGACGACGATGTAAACTTCATGGGGTTTAGTCCTGTCTTTTCAAGACCTGATTGGATGGTGTGTCAAGTATTATCAGTTCCACCTCCCGCAGTTCGTCCGTCAATTAAGATGGATGGACAGCAACGTAGTGAGGACGATATTAGTCACATTTTGGTAAATATTATTAAAGCAAACAAGACACTCCAAGAGAAAATCCAAGAGAATGCGAACTCCAATATTATTGATGACTGGCACACTGTTCTTCAGTATTACATAGCTACGCAAGTGGATAATAAAATTCCTGGTGTAGCGTCAGTCGCACAGCGTTCAGGTCGTCCTCTAAAGTCAATCAAGGAACGTTTGAATGGAAAGGGAGGACGTGTTAGAGGAAATCTCATGGGTAAGCGTGTCGACTTTTCAGCTCGTTCTGTTATTACACCTGATCCTAATTTGTCTATTCGAGAGCTTGGTATTCCTCTCAAAGTAGCCAAGAATATTACCAAACCAGTGACTGTTAATGCTATGAATAAGAATTTCTTGATAAAATTAGTAAGAAATGGTCCGGATGAATACCCGGGTGCCAAAATTCTTGAAAAGAAAAATGGCGAACAGATTACTCTTCGTTATGCGGACAGAGAGAATATTCAACTTGAGTATGGTGACATTGTTCACCGTCATATGATGGATGGAGATGGTATTCTGTTTAACAGACAACCGACCCTTCATAGAATGAGTATGATGTGTCATATAGCAGTTATCATGTATAAGGGTGATACCTTTCGCATGAATGTAGCTGACACCAAACCATACAATGCCGATAGACTTTTGTCTCTGTAATTTATTTCGCAGAATCAATGTTGGCAACAGGAGGCGTTAAAAGCGTGCTACCTCCTAGTAAGTAAATTAGTATATTAGGAAAGATAACTTAAATATATAAGGTCAATATACACATGGATACGAACCAAGAAAATGTCGTATATAAAATATGTAACGTATGTTCTGACACGAACAATATAAATATGTTTATAAAAAACAGAAATATTTGCAAGACATGTAACAACCTTAAACGACGAAAGTTGTATAATGAAGATGACACATATCGTAAAAAGGCTATACACGATGCGACTGTTTTTAAAAGTAAAACGGCAAAAGAAAGGCGCGCAAACCAGTTATTAGAACAAGAGCACATTGGATTAAATAATAAACAATGTCGGTATTGTGAGATAATTAAAGATAAATCCAGGTTTAGAGTTAATAGGTTGAAATGCGTAGATTGTGAACGCGATGAACCTAAAGAAAAATTCAAGCGTTACGTAAGAACTAGAATATATAATTGTCTGTTAAAACGTAAAGCTAGAAGTTCGATTGAATATTTAGGTTGTTCACCGGATGATTACATCTTATGGATAATGAATCATACTATTGAATATAATCTAGATAACTATGGTAAAGTATGGCATATAGACCATGTTATACCTATATCTAAGTTTGACTTGGATAATATAGATGAACAATTACTAGCTTTTAACTGGAGAAATACTATGCCCCTTTCTTGCCAAGAAAACTTAAAAAAAGGAAATAAAATAATAAACGTTCAAGTGTCAGAACATTTCGAAAAACTAAAAAAATACCATATTGACAATAATATAATTTTACCTAAAATATATACTGATTTATTTGCGACACACCTTGTTGTTCTGGAAACCCCTGAGAGCCTTAACTACCACCCTGTAATGGAAACATTATAAGGGGAACACGGTTAATA